GGGCCCGGCCAGATAGATGGAGCACATCATGGCGGAAACGTCTGCTGCAACCGGTCTCACTGTTCAACAGTGGGACGACAAAGTCTTCATGGAGCACCTGTCCGAAAATCGCTTCAAGGGCGAGATGGGCACCTCCGAGCTCAACGTCATCCAGGTCAAGGAAGACCTGACCAAAAAGGATGGCGATTCCGTCACCTTCGCACTGGTCAACAAGCTGACCGGTGCCGGCGTCACCAATGGCGCCACGCTGGAAGGCAACGAGGAGTCGCTTGACAGCCGCTCCTACAAGCTGACCATTGCCGAGCGCGCGCACGCCGTTCGCTCGAACCGCTGGGAAAACCAGATTTCGGCCATTGACCTGCGCAAAGCGGCGAAGATGGCGCTGAAAGACTGGGCGATGGAAGACACCCGCGACCGCATCATTGCGGCCCTGGGTTCGATCAATGGCGTCGCCTACGGTTCGGCTTCCGAAGGTCAGAAAGACGCCTGGCTGGTCGACAATGCCGACCGGGTTCTGTTCGGTGCCGCTGTTGGCAACAATTCGTCGAACGATCACTCAGCATCGCTGGCGAATATCGACAACACCGCCGACAAGCTGACCCCCGGCGCGATTTCTCTGATGAAGCGGATCGCCAAGACCGCCTCACCGAAGATCAAGCCGGTCAAGGACAGCTACGCCAAGAACGGCCGCAGCTACTACATCCTGTACGTGCCGTCGCTGCTGTTCCGTGACCTTCGCGAAAATACGGCGATCCAGCAGGCTCAGCGTGAAGTCAGCCTGACGGGCGAGAACTCCCGCCTGTTTGAAGGTGGCGACATCCTGTGGGATGGCGTGATCGTCAAGGAGATCGAGGAAATCGGCATCCTTTCCGGTGTCGGCGCCGGCTCGATTGATGTCGGCCCGGCCTACTTCTGTGGCGCCCAGGCCCTCGGTTATGCCGTGGCTGAGCGTTGGAAGTCTGCCGAAGAGCTGTTCGACTACGGTCGCAAGAAGGGCTGCGCCATCATGGAGATGGGCGGCATCGAGAAGCTGACCTTCGGTTCCGGCTCTGGCGACACCGACGATCTCAAGGATCACGGCGTCGTGACTGGCTTCTTCGCGGCTGTCGCTGACAGCTAATCTCTAACGGCGGGGGCTTCGGCTCCCGCCTTTTTCTTGGGAGGTTCGCATGGCGACCCTTACTGCTGACGAAGCCGCTGCGACCGCACCGGCCAAGGGCGAAGGCTTTTCCGGCAACGCCAAGGTGGTCGTCTCTGAATATGAGATTACCGCCGCTCTGGCGCTGAATGACGTGATCCAGATGGTCAAGGTTCCGGTTGGCGCCATCGTCTCCAATGTGGTGCTTGCCACGGACGACCTGGATTCTGACGGCTCGCCCGCCATCGTTCTGGACGTGGGCGATGGTGGCAACACCGACCGCTACATTGACGGCGCAACGGTCGGCCAGGCGGGCGGCATTACCGACTCGTCCAATCTGGCGATTGACGGCATCGGCTACACCTACACGGCCGAGGACACGATTGACATCCTCGTCCAGGTCGCGCCGGCCACGGGTGCCACGTCTGGCACGATCAAGCTGATCGTCACTTATACGATCTGATGCGTTTTCGTTTCATCGGTGACGCAAACGGGGACGGGCCGGGCAGTGTGAAGCTGTTCGGCCTTTCCTTCACCAAGGGCGAGCCTGTGGAGGTCAGTGACCCGCACGCCGTCGCGAAGCTGCAAGGCAATTCGCATTTCGAGGCCGTGAGGGGCCGCAAGCCGGGAGGCAAGAATGGCACTCACAAAGGCCGAAGCGACGAACAAGGTTCTGCGGATCTTGGGCAAGCTGCCCGAGGGTCAGCCGGCTCAAGCCTGGGTTAGCGAAATCGTCGGTAATTGCCTCGACCAAGCACAGGCATATCTGGAAGCTGACGGCCTGGCCTACTGGGAAACGAGCGCAATTCCTGACGGCGTGGCGCAGGGCTTTTGCAATTACGTCGCCGGGCGCGCGGCGCCTGAAATTATGAGCACGGACGAGGCCCGGCTTTATGTCGGCCTCGCTGATGTCGGCCTTGCTGAAATGCGCCGTTTCTGCGCTGTCGGTGATGCGACCGTTAAGGCGGTCTTCTACTAATGCCATACCTCCCGCTCGGCCTCTCGACCTATGAGAGCAGCGATTACGGGTTTCCCGCGGTCGCGCTTGAGAACTGGTTCGCAGAGCCTGCCCCTGATCGCGCTGACCGGCCCGCACGGCTTTTGCCGACGCCCGGCCTTGTCTCGTTCGCGGCCAGCCTGAACGGCGCTGTGCGGGGCTTTGACCAGCGCGACGGGCTTCTCTCTGACAACCTGGTAGTCTGCGCTGGCCTGCGGGTCTACACGGTCACATCGGGCGGCACGGTCACTGAAATCGGCACAGTCACGGGAACCGGGCGCGCACACTTCGCCGGCTCGCAATCGGACATGGTGGTTGCAGCGGGCGGGACAGCCTATGTCGTCACCGGCTCTCTGACAGCCATCACGGTTGGCGCATCGACTGGCGACATCATCGACGTGGCCACCTACGGCCAGCGTCATATCTTTGCAGAGGCTGACAGCGGACGGCTTTGGTTCTCGGACCCAGGCGACCCGACAACTGTCGCAAACACCGCATTTGCCACATCGTCAGACGAGGCCGACCCGCTCTTGGGCGTTGAGGTCTGGTCGGACACGGTTTGGGCTTTGGGGACGCAGACGATCCGGGGCTATGTCGGGACGGGCGACATTGATGCGCCTTTCGTCCCGCGGCCTGGCGCTTTGTTCTCGACCGGCATTGTCGGCAATGGTGCCGTGACGAAGGCAGACTTCGGCCTCTATGTGGTGGGTGATGACGGGCGTGTCTATCGGGCCGCGCAGGGCATTGACGCCATCAGCACCCCGCCGATTGAGCGCCTTATTGCCGATGTCACGACGAAAAGCGACATTCGTCTTTCTTCGCACAACTGGGCCGGGCATCAGTTTGTCGGCCTGCACCTGCCCGGCGTCGGGGATTACTTCTACGATCAGATGACCGGCTTCTGGCATCGCCGCAAGGAAATCGGCAACGCCCGGCACATCGCGCATGACTTTTTGAACGCGCACGGCACGGCCTACGCTGGCGACCGATCGACCGGCACGATCTACACGCTTGATCGCGACGTGTTCACGCACAACGCCTCAGCGGTTCGCCGGGTGGCGCAAACGCTGTTCCCGGTAGAGGACCGCCGGCCGGAAATCTCCAATCTGACTGTTGAGCTGCAATCGGGCGTCGGCCTTGTGACCGGGCAGGGCAGCGATCCGCAAGTGATGATGCGCTATTCGACAAACGGCCGCACGTGGAGCTCTGAAATAACCCGCAGCTTCGGCGCCATTGGCGAATACGACTGGCGGACATTCTTTGACAGCCTGGGCCGATTCCATCCGCCGGCCGGCATGATCGAGATTGCGGTTTCTGATCCGGTTCCGGCGACGGTGACGGGCCTCTATGCCAATCGGGTGCGCGCGTGAGGAATTACCGCTACCCGAATGCAATCCCGCCGCTTGGCACGCCGATGGTGGATGCCAAGGGCCAGCCGTCCGATGACTGGCGTCGGTATTTTGAGGCCATCACAACCCAGCTCGGCGGGCAGGGCGGGGACGATATCTTTGGCCTGAACCTTCAACAGACGATCATGGACGGCGTGAACGAGCGCCAGGAGCGTTTGGAGGCGGATCTTGTCGGGCGGGTCAATGCGGCTGAGGCTCAAGGCGCGGGCGTCTCTGACCGGCTGGACGCGCTCGCTGCTGAGCTGGCCACGCTGGCCAATGGCGTGGATGTGCAGGGCTTAGGCGTTCTTGCTGGTCGCGATTCCGTCGGGCGGGACATCACGGCCAGCGATTTTGCGGGCGTTGTGGCGCGGGCCAATGACGCAACGGCGGATTGGGTCAAGTCGGCGGTGTCATCGCCAACCAAGGCCGCGACCGATTACGAAACCCTGTCTTTGACAACGGGAGATTTCACCGTGCGGCCGGGCGACCGGATCGAGGTCTCGATCAGCTACAAGAACCAAGGTATTCGGGATATGTACGAGCACTTTTCTCATCAAGAGCAAGTGCTTTTGCTTTCGAGCGCCGGAACCACGCTGGCGACCCTGAATGACGACGTTTATCCCGCATGGTCATCGGCGAACACCGGCTACGTGCCATCGTCTTGGTCGGGTGAAATCAACATCCGGCACACAGACTCATTTATTCAGGACGTGCCGGACCCTCTGACCGGCTCATGGCCTTCTGATGGCCAGGTCAAGGTTCGCCTGTTGCTCACGCCAAGCACGGCGGCATCGGGCGGCGGCGCGGACTGTATCGCGGGCGGCACGTTCAACGGCGCGAACGTGAAAACCTATTTCAAGTGCGTCAATCGCAACATCATCGTGCGGGTCATCCCGCAGGAAATCACGGATCTGGTGGGTTAAATGGCTCTTTCACAGAAACGCGTTGTCGGGCAGCTCGCATCGTCTGCCACCT